AGCCTGTTCCGTTATTAGTTATAACAATGGTAAATTGCAAAGTTAAAAGGCGACCTATTTTTGTATATTTACCGCTTGCTGAATAGGTTGTAATTGAACCGACATTTGCCGTGACAACTGGTGTCCAAGTACCTTCTTCATAATCAGCCAGCAACTCGCTGGTCATCGTGCCAGAGCCTGATGAAGTGATAGAAAAGTCAATGCCTTTGCCAGATGTGCCGATGACTAGGTTGCCTGTGGACAGGGTAACGTCACCAGCAAACGTGATGGGCGTTGCAATCTGGCTGGCATTGATAACTGAATTTGCTACTTTTAACATGGCGATTCCTAATCGTAAACAACTTCAATAATTGATGTAAGTGGCGGTGCTTGGGTAAACGTCACCGTGCCGCTAGTAACAGTGTAGGTGTTGCGGTTCTGATACACGCCGTTGATGTAGATGGCAGTAAAACCATTGACCACCGAGAAAGCAGTTGTTGTACCGTCACCCGTAGCATTAGAGGCAAAGGTGCTGCCGTTGATGTTGTCCACCGTCCAGATCAACACGCCAACGCTGGTGTACAGGGCAAACTTGTAGATAGCACCTTCCAGCCACACATTGGCCTCGCCTCGGCTGTCCAGAACAATGGGGTTAGTGTTGGCACTAACGCCAGTGCTGTCGGTGTAGGACGCCAATGGTGTGGTTGAGCCAGCCTCGTAGGTGTACAGCAGCCCACCGGCCAGTGGTGCGCCGTTGGCGTCAAAGAATTGCAGCTTGGGCGTTGGGGCCAGGGAGGTGGTAGCCATGTTACATACCTTGGTTTGGTGGCGGCATCATCTGGTCAGGTGGCATCATTGGTTCCATTGGCATCGAACTCATCAGATCACCGCTGGTAATCATGCCTTGCACAGTGCCCAGCACAATTTCTTGTATCTGGTCGGGCGTCATAGCAGCAGCCACTGCCGTCATGCGCTTGGTTTCTACATCGTAGGCTTTGACCTCAGAGTCAAACCGTTTGATCTCCAACTCTTGCGCTTCCATTGACTGCTGGACGTTTAGCAGCATTTCTTGCATCTGCTGCATCTCCTGCCCCATTGCCTGCATCTGCATATTGGCAGCTTGCAGGGCTGGGTCTTCATCGTCGCTCAAGAGTTTGGGGTCGATGGTCTTAGCCAAGCGTTTAGCTAACTCATCTGCCCCAGGCCAATCCATTGCCTTGACAAACAAGTCGCCTGCAATCTGCATAAGCGCAGGGTTGCCTTGCAGCAGTTGGGCCATTTCTTCCCGTGTCTCTTGGCGTCTGGTGCTGTAGCTTGGGCCGGTCGTCACCACCACATCGTACTTGCCAACATTGGGGTTGTAGATTTTGTCAATCTCAATGCCTTCTTGATTGACAATCTTTTTGACCGGCATCTCTTGGGACGGGTCAATCTTTGCCATCTCAGTATCGCCATCCTCGCCAATGATTCGGGCAATACGCTGGGTGTCGTAAATTTTGGGAATCATGTCCACCAGTTGCCGGGTCACGTAGCGGATGGCACGGGCTAGGTTGTCTACATAGTGGTAAGTACCAACGTCACCCTCGCGCTGACGGGCTAGGATGGCCTTGCCGCTGCGCTCGTTGCCGCCCATGCCCAGACTAGCGTTGTACTGCCCTGTTGCAGCTTTAATGTCCTCAGATGCCCCCGATTTGGCTTGCAAAAGGCCAGTAGAGGCCATTGGGGGCTGGGCACGTTGTGGCAGTGGCAGAGTAGCGCCTGCGCCGTCAGTCACATCTGGGTTGACCTCAAGGTAGGGCCAGTTGGTGGTGTTGGCAGTCTTCCACTGAGTCTCGTACCCTTCAAACTGCCCACCGTAGCCAATAAACGGGGCTTTGGGCGCTAGGGCCAGCATCTCGGCCTCCTGGCTTACCCAGTAGTTGTACATCCGCTGGGCGTCCTTGGCGTTTCGCACCAAGCCAGAGACATAAATCTGCCCGTTGACCTCAAACTCATTGCCCACCACCCGCACGATAGGGATGTACTTACCCGCCCAATCGCGCTTCTCCAGCACCTCGTAGCCGTTGCTCTTAACCCAGCAAACCTTCTCCCGCTGCGAAATCCGAGTCTTCAGCGGCTTGCCGTAAAGCATCTTTAGTTGCTTGTCATCAGGCGTGTTGTTAAACGCCGTGATGTTGTTAGGGTACAGGTTCAGTGTCTCGGCCTTGTACTCCCGGTAGAAGTACTCCGCAATCCGCACAGTCTCATCGCGCAGCCATTGCTGTAGGTCTTGGTCGCCAATCCCAAGGGACTGCAAGCTACTGATAGGCGCAGCGTCTGGGTACAGGCGCTCGTACTCGTCCTTGGGCACATCGTCCGTGACAAAACACCACCGGGCATCCGCACCGCATGGGTCTTGGATAGCGGGGTCCATGTAGACCGAGAATGAGTTGCGAATCCGGCCTATCTTGAGTTCTTGGTCAAAGCTGTTTTCGTCGCAGTACTCAGTCAGTACCCGAATGTAGCCTTCGCCATAGGTAACTTGGTTCTCGCAGGCAGTCGCGTAGGCAATGTCAGCGTCACTGATGTACTCAATGTGCCTTACTATGCCATTGAATATTTCTGCCATCTCAGGGTCAGCAACGTCATCCGCAGGTATAACTTTGCCGCTGGGCTTGTTGTACCGCTGGTCGTTGGTGACTTGGCGCACGTGTTGCGGCAGCTTGTTAATAGTCAGGCAGGGTCGGGCGTTGATGGTCTGCCCTTGGACGGCCCCGCGAGTTGCCAGTACATCAGCAGGCCATTGCCACTGGTTGTCTGGGCTACCCGCCATAAACCGCAGGTCGTCAAGTTCATTGCCCCGGCTCTCACTGTAGGCATCCACCGCCATTGTCATGCGTGAACGCATGGTAGACAGCATATCGCCGTACTCTTTGTCGCCGCCCCCGCCAACATCAGCAACCTTGCCAACCTTGTTAATGCCGGTGTAGTCAGCCATTACTTTGCTTTCTTAGCAGGTTTAGACGAATTCTTAACCGCATAAGCAATTGCCACGGCCTGTTTGACAGGCTTGCCTGCCTTGACCTCGGCCCTGATATTGGCCTTGAACGCCGCAGGGGTAGGTGACTTTTTGAGTGGCATTACTTCTTCTTCGCCGTCTTAGCGGAATTCACAAAGTCTTGCTTGCTAGGCGCTGCCTTGCTGCCGACCTTGTTCATCTTCTCGCCAGAGCCAGCCTTGATGCGGTCTTGTTTAGCATTGATGTTGGCATAGAGGCCGGGTTTAGCTGATTTCATGATTTTTTCCTTGCCATAGGTTTGTGGAGGCTAGGTTCCATCTTCTTTTCCATAGCGGCATAGGCTTTTTTGCTTGGAGCCATTTTCTTTTCAGCAGCCTCCATCTTTTTGGATTCTCCTTTGCCAAACGGATTCATTTTCTTTGTAGCCATGATTAGCACTTCCATCGTTTAAGGGCTGCTTTAGCGCGTTCGCCATCTTTGGCGTTGGCAGCTACTGCGCCCATTCTTGCACAAAATGAATCCTTGCGGCCCTGGTCTGCCTTGGTCTTGGGGTTTGGGGCAGGAGCCTTCAAGTTAGAGCCAGTGGCTGCATTGTATACAGCACGGCCCTTGGCAGTCAAACCCGCGCCCTTGGACGTTGGCAGCTTCTCGCCACGCCCAACTGATAAAGATACACTTTTTTTCATGATCCCATCCATCCAGTAGACACCGCCGAGTGATCCGAGTACCTGCGCGGCGCGGCTTCACGGTACTCCCGATGCGCCACAGGGAAAGCAAACGTCACGCATATCGCATCCGCAGCGTCTGGACTAGCTAAACCCCGTGCTTTCATCTCTTTCTTGCTCTCCAAGAAGATCGTACCCCGTGAGTCAGGCTTCATCAAGGGCGAAATCAAGTCTGTCTTCAAAAACCTATCCTGCGGAATACTAGCAGATTTGAGCCAGTCCTTCATGTCACCCCACATCTGCGCCCTCATATTACCGTACATGATCGGGTTTTTGGCCTTGTTCCCAAAGTTTACACCCTTTATCTTGTACCGCTGCTCCTTGAGCCTATCCACAATCCCCGCCCCCAGCCCACCCTCATCAATCACCACCATCGCAGGCTTGTACTCCTCCATCGCCTCAATGATATGCCCCACCACCGTCATCGTATCATCGCCCCGGTACTTCTTAATCGCCACAATATCCCGCCCTTGCCGCACCGCAATCACCGTAGCATCAGCCCCAAACCGCGCTGGGTCTACACCAATGATGATTGGGGCTGAATTGTCCTTGTACTTGGGCCTTTTCATGGCCTCATCGACCGTATTCGATGGAATAAACTGGTCATCCCCCGCACTCGGAAACTCACCATACACTTCAACGTGCGCCTGGGCACTGTCCGGCCCGTACTCTTGGATAATCCGCTCGTAGACTTGTTTGTCCGTACCCTCCACCGTCCTAGCATCCACCACCTTAGTCACCCAAAAGTCCCGCTTTGAGTGAAATGTCTCATAAAAGTACCCCGTGTTGCGCCGTGGGTTGCTAAACGCCAGCCAAAAACGATTCGGCGTGTTCTCCGTAAAAAATCCACCCGTCACCGCCCAGATCGAGTCATCAATACCGCTTGCCTCATCAAAAATCACCAGCACACCATCAAAATTGTGTACGCCAGCATAAGCATCCGGGTTCTCCGCACTCCAAAGCCGCCCCTCCACACCCCAATACCGGGTTCCCTTCTTTAAATCCCGTTCCACCAACTCAGTCAACCACTTTGCAGGCGTCACCCGAGTGGCTGAAACTTCAAACCAGTGACTGTTAATAGACATTGCCAGCCATTTGGTAATCTCAGCCCAAGTAATTGAGCGCAGTTGGTTCTCACTGTTCGCCGAGATGATAGTTGTGCTGCCAATCCTAGTAGACAGCATCCATATCGTCAGCCATGACACCAATGCCGATTTACCAATACCCCTTCCGCTTGATACTGCTTCTTGGAGTACGGCAAAGTCAACCACACCTTTGTTATTCTTAATATGCGTAGCAATGTCATTCAACACATCCCTCTGCCACTTTCTTGGGCCAGAGAAATGCTCCAGCGGCGTACCCTTTTGACCCCAGGGAAACAAATACAGAACAAACGCCAGTGGGTTATCTTTAAGCGATGGAACCCATAGCCTTGCCATGAGTTCCTGCTCGTCTTCAGGTTGGTAGATAGTCGATTGCATTTATGACGCGCATCTCTGCTTGTTCTAGTGCCTGGGTGATGGAGATGCGCTGGTTGACTTCGACCGATATAGCCTGCTTGGCAACCCAACCGTGTTGATGCTTGAGTATCTCTAGCGCGGCTTTGGCGTCCCCGTTGCGCGCTGCGTTGTGCAGTATCTCGGCCATCTCGCGTTCGCCGTCGGCTTTGCCCTTGAGCGCAGCCATGCCGACAACCG